TCACGCTCCAAAAATTTCATTTAGACGCTCTTCAAAGAATCCATTTGGCCAGTGCTCTGTAAAATCCCCATCATCATCTAGAGGGAGGCTTAATATTTTAGAACCAGACTCATCAGACAAAACATAGTAAACCTTAACAAGTTCTTTTTTTATTTTTCCCTCCCTAATTCTACGCTGCATTCTTAACATTAAAGATTCACTATGTGTTTCAATTATCCACTGATTTTTTAATCTGCCATCAGCGGCTGTTACTGAAGCAATAAATAAATCGGCAAGATGCGCTTGTAATCTAGGGTGTAAATGTATTTCGGGTTGCTCGACACAAAGGATATTATTATTTGATACAATAGCTTCAGTAATTATAGGTAAAACTTGGCCAATACCAAATCCAACATCCATAGGTGTTACTAACGTACCATTTCTTAAATCCTTAAGTATTATAGAAATAACTTTACCACTAAGTTCATTGCCAAAATTCTTCACTTTAAGACTATATGGTATTTCGAATGACTTCATCCATTCATTTAACTCAGATATAACTTTGGAGCCAGCCATATATAGCTCACCACCAAGATTATTTTCCCCTTTCATCTTAAATGCGCTATCTACTTCAGAGAGATAAAATCTCTTAGGTGTTGTTCTTAATGGACCTAAATACTTAACACTATTAAACTCATATATTACCTCATCAGATAGTCGCCTAAGATATTCATTGCTAAACTCTGCAAAAGATGTCCCTGCCAATGTCATTGGCATTGATATATTTTTATTTATTTTATAAGTATTTTCAGAAATTGCTTTATATATATAACTTTTTATTCGTTCCGCCCCCTCGATTCTAAATGATTTGTCAACTCTCTTAGAAATGAATTCACTTAATGAAATTATAGTTTCACTATCTCCGTAGTAATTTTCTAGTAATTCATTAGTATAATTCAACTTTCCTTTTGATATATTAATTTTAAGCTTATTTTGTTTATTTACTTTAGTTTCAACACTATATTTGAAATTTTTCAAATATGAAGATGGTGTATTATCCTCAATACCACCATCCTCTTTATGACTATAAGTAAACTCAATACTACGTATATCAGACGCAGCTAAAAAAGGGGCTTCTGAGAATATATCAGTATAACCTGCACCACTTAAATTGCTAAAAAATGAAAACGACAATTTAATATCATTCTTTACATTATGCCCATGCACAATTGAACTAAACGAGTTTAAGTCTACACATGGTCCTATTGCAATAAACTCTCCTTGTCTGTGTGGGGAAGATAAAGTCTGTTTCATTCCCAGCAAAGACTGAATTATAGTGCTTTTCCCTGATGAGTTCTGACCAAATATTAGCGTTATAGGTGCAAGCTCTAATTCTTGTTTATCAGCAAAAGATTTAAAGTTACTCATAGATATTTTACTTAACATACTATCTCACTTAAAGGATTTAATCTTAATGCATCATCCAAATGCTCAGGCGCAAAGTGCGCATAACGCATCGTCATTTTGATATCCGTATGTCCTAGGATTCGCTGCAATACTAGAATATTTCCACCTTTCATCATGAAGTGACTGGCAAAAGTGTGACGTAGAACATGTGAACACTGTCTATCTGGTAGTTTTATGTTCGTTCTTTTAAGTGCAGTGCGGAAAGCGGCATAGCATGAGGGGAATAAATGACCGGCCTTTTTGGGTAACGAGTTAAATAATTCTTCACTAATTGGAATGCTGCGCTTGCGCTTCCCTTTGGTTTTTGTGTAAGTGACTTTATATGGCATTACTTGCGTAAGAGTCAGGCTTTCAGCTTCTTACCAACGTGCGCCAGTGGCCAGACATAGGCGCGCGACGGTAGCCGACTCCGGTACTGTGCTGTTTTCACATTCTTTTAGAAGATTGACTATCTGCTCTGTGCTCAGGAACGCCATTTCTTGCTCATGAGTTCGATACTGGCGTACACCACGGAGGGGATTGTCGTAGCGCCACTCACTCAGGCGGGAGAGTTCGTTAGGCATCGCCCGCATGTACGCCAATTCGATATTCAGCGTACGCGGTGTTACGCCTTTTGTACGAGTGCCACGTAATATTTTCCCGTTGAGCCGTTGTTCACGGTACTGAGAAAATGTTTTTGCGGTAAAATCTATGACGTGCGGATCACCAAGGTCACGGCACATATTGAGCAAAACCTGATGACGAGATTTGCCATTGCTGAAAGTAATGCCATGCGCCCGATGCCAAATTTCGATCAGCTCTGACAACAACCGCGTATCCTGCTTTTCACCTAACTTTCCGATATAGATAATGATGACAGCTGCGATATCAGCATTAATCTGCAACTGAGTGAGCGCACTATTGTCAGTGAAATTGATCAGGCGTTGCATGTGAGCCATGTACCAGAAACGCCATTAACTAAGCCAATTGCCCCACCAGTGCAACTGTATCTCAACGGCAAGTTAGTAAACGAATGACATGGAGACATCTAAGCCTTTTGATGACCTTCTGGCGGGTTTGATTACCAGCTTGTCACCCACGGGCCACCTCCGGTTAGCCACGGCGATTGCCAGACAATTGCGTGCCAATCAACAGCAACACATTAAGCGCAAGCAAGCTCCCGACGGCACACCTTACGTACCAATGAAAACGCAAAAACTGCTCAAGAAGATAGGACGAGTTAAGCGGGGAATGTTCGCTAAAATACGCACAAACCGCTTTCTGAAAGCTAGCGGTGACCCTAACCAGGGTTATAGTGAAGTTTACTCGCCAGGTACAGCGGATTGTGCGGATGAGTCATAATGGGCTGCGTGATAGATCATCGCCTCGTAGCAACGATTGGCAATACTAGGCCCGACCATTATTGGGTTTTGACTCAATTAGTCAGCAACAGTTGGAGGAAATAATCTTCAACCACCTGAGTATAAATTAGTTCTATTCTCTTCTTTTATATCGCAGACTATTTTATTTAACTGTCGAAAGTTAGTGTAGCCAAATACTATTATAGCGCCCATAAGGAAAAATCCAATAATTAGCCCAAAATATACCTTTATAAGTGTTACTTCACCAATAATCGCATTCTGCAACTCATCTTTCATATCCTTGTCATTTGAGAGCAAATACTCGCACGCTAAATAATTAATGTTATTTTCATCAGGAAGGATTTTTTGACAGTCTCTTTTGCTATAATTTTCATTATTTACATAGTCGTAGACTCTATAGCTTGATATTAGAACGCTTTCATTTTTATACGAGTAAGAAACATAGTTCATTTTCATTTTTGGGGCAACATATAACATATTAAGACCAATACCAAAACACAGAAATCCTAGGAGAGACATCATAATAACTTCGAGCCTTACCTGCCTTCTGGCCCCTAGCGTCCCAAAAAAACCGGAAAAACGAAATAGTGAGCGTTCTATCCTATTCTTATCCAATGCGTCGCAAATGATCTTCACATCATTTTCGCTTTTAACATTTACGCCATTAAATAGACGGAATAACTGCACATTAAAATAGGAGTCATCATGCTTTTTAAGAACACTATCCGTATAGTTAACACGAATTGCCCTAAGAAATAGTTTTATAAAAAATGAAACCTCACCAACGCGAACAACACAAAGGATAAAAATAAATATTATTAATAGATTCTTATAAATATCAAGATAGTCAGAAAATACGTCACTCATTATTCACCATCCATTTTATGAATTTCCAGAGTATTAACTCTAAACAATCAATAGCTAAGAGGCTATTGTGTGAATCAGCACTGAACTGCCACTCATTGTAAATAATCTATCTATTAATGCATTCTTTTATTCTTGCGCATACAAGAAACCTTCCCTGAAATTCAGCGCTTATTGCGCAATATGATTCGTACCAGTGTTGACGGATGTTGATACCACGGCGACACTTTGCCGTGTACAAACCGGTGAACTCCAAACCGGCTGGCTCAATTGGCTGCCCCACCGCGCAGGTCGCACCCGTACATGGTGGGCAGCTTCGATGGATGAACAGGTTTTATTGCTGGCGGTGGGCGGCGAACTGGATACCGCATTTGTGCTGCCGAGGATTTTTTCAGACGACTATCCTGCACCGTCGGTCTCTGCGGATGCCTTTCACGTTATTTTTCCCGATGATGCTGTTATTGAGTATGAACCAGAGACCAGCGCGTTAGCTGACAGCAGCATTAAAATCGCCAATATCACCGCATCACAGACTCTTATTACCTCGTGCCAGAGGTACGGGTTAGAGCATCAACCCGCATTACTCTCAACTCGCCCGAAGTGATTTGCACCAATACACTGATTACTGGCTAACTGGAGGTACAAAAATGCAGCAAGATGATCGGCAATATTGAGCACAGTGGTTGTTCGTTGTCATCAAAAGGCAAAGTGTTATATACCTACCAAAACCAAGGTGACAGCGGTATTAGCCTGACTCTGACAGATAATCGCGGTTTTGAGGCTAACCAGCTTGATATCGAACTGGATGATGCCAATGTTCGGGTCAAACTACCGCTACGCGGTGAAGTTTTGACGTTGTTTATCGGCTGGAAAGGATTTGCACTGATCGGTAAAGGCAGCTTTACCATTGATGAAGTGGAACATCGCGGCAAACCGGATACATTGACTATCCGTGCAAGAAGTGCAGATTTTCGTGGAACACTAAATTCCAGACGCGAGGAATCATGGTATGACACCACGCTCGGCGCTATCGCTGAAGCCATCGCCACGCGTAACAAACTCATTGCCAGCGTTACTCCAGTACTAGCCTCAATTAAAATTCCGCATATCGACGAGTCGCAGGAGTTAGTCCGCCGCTAAATTCCTCACTCGCCTTGCAGAACGGAACGGGGTCGAGGTCTCTGTCAAAGCGGGGAAGCTGTTGTTTCTTATAGCTGGTCGCGGCGTAACGGCCAATGGTCAACCCATTCCGCAAGTCACCCGCAGCGACGGCGACCGACATCAGTTTGCCATCGCTGATCGGGGCACTTACACCGGTGTTACAGCAAAGTGGTTACACACCAAAGATCCGAAGCCGCAAAAGCAAAAAGTGAAGCTCCAACGCAAACCCCAAGAACAGCATTTAAGGGCGTTACAACACCCCAAGACGGAACCGGTAACGAAGAAAAAAACTACCAAAGAGCAGGAAGCGCGCGAGGGTGAATATATGGTGGGCGAAGCTGATAACGTGTTTGCCCTAACGACGGTCTATGCCACACAAGCGCAAGCTATGCGCGCCGCTCAGGCAAAATGGGATAAATTACAACGTTGTGTGGCTGAGTTTTCTATTATTTTAGCCATTGGCAGGCCCGACCTATACCCGGAAACCCCTATCAAAGTGAAAGGATTTAAGTCGGTGATCGATAACCAGTCGTGGATAATTACTAAAGTTATTCATTCGCTCAATAATAGCGGTTATACGACAAACCTCGAACTTGAAGTTCTATTATCAGATATAAGCTATGAAGCTACTGATGGATAACTTCTTGAATACAAACAGATGATTTATTTATTTGAATAATTTAAAATAGTTAATAAGCTCAAATGAACGTTGAGGTATTTATTATGATGCGATACCCTATTTGCCGTTGCACAGCGCATACTCGATCCAGTCGTGAAATATCTGCCGAAACTAAAGAGAGATATAATCAGTGTACCAATATTAATTGCGGACACACCTTTATTACAATGGAGACATTTATTCGCTCTATTATGACTCCGGGTATTATTAATAAAGTTCCGCCACATTCAACGGCTCAAAGACAATCTACGCTTAATTTCTAA